ATTATTTATTTAAAAATATGTTTTTTGGCGTTAATATATCTTTAAATTTATTCGTGGAAATATTATTGTTTTCACACCATTTTATACATTTGTTTATATTTGATTGCTTTAATTTATTTAGTTTTTCCTTACTATATTTATCATTATTATTGATAATTTTTATGGTAAATAATATATTTTCTATTTGTCTTTGACCTAAAATAATATTTATTTCTTCCAGGGAATTTGTAAAATGTAAATTATGATTAATATCCAATAGTGAATTAATATTGTAAACCTTAAAATCTATATTATTTAATATTTTTAATGTACCCCATAGTTTATATTTAATTTGATTAGATACATTATCGGTAAAATCCATACAAACAATATATTTTTCTGAGTTAGCATATCTACTTGTGTATGGTTTTACCACAAAAACTTTTTTATAAAATAGAGTGAGAATATACAAACAATCCATTGAAGTTTTATTAAAAATATCAAACATTTTAAGTATAAAAGTACCACCTTTCTTTTGTAAAGATAGTGCGTAAAAAATCTGTGTAACAATAAGTCTCGCCGCGGTCTTTTCTTGTTGATTATAATCACTAGAAAAATCTATACCACCATCTCCAGTTATGATTTCAAACTTTTTCCTATATTTTTGACAACAATACTTAAAATTCTCTTCATTAAATAAATCTCCCCTATCGTCAATTCCCTTTTCGATGTGTATATTTTTAATGCTATTTAATAAATGCTTACTTTTTTTCCACCCGGGTACACTAGAATTATTATCAATAAGAGTCATACCATTATAAGTGTCATTGTCATTTTTTCTAATATATTTAGTAGCTTCTAGGAAACCACCAGGTCCTTCTGCTAAATGAAATGTATTAATTGGATGCTTATAATCTGTGATATTAAATAAATTGTATATTTCTATTAATTTGTAAAAAGCGCGAGATATTGGTTTGTATTGACTAACCGACATGTTTGTATTGGGTACTATTGTATGGATAAATTCATATGGATTAGTGTAAATTTTAATAGAATCCCATCTATCATAAACGTTATCAATGTGTTTTTTTGTTTCTTTTAGATACGTTGATAAACTATAACTACATTTCTGTTTAATATCCCTGGTCTCTTCTATTTTAAGCTTGATATCTTTATCGCTTATATTTCTATGAACATTTGTCGCTAATTTAAAATAAGTCATATTTACTATAATATTTAAATGTTTTAAATTTAAATCGTTTAAATATTAATATTAATTACTCGGTAATAAAAACTTCTTTTTGAATTTTCTAATAAATACCCGTTGTATTCGTTGTGCCATGATATCACGAATCATATCTCTTGATTTTCGTGCGCCGTCAAAGTTTTTATGTTCGGTTTTCGCCATTTCAATTTCAAATACATTTTGAATATTAACATTTCTTATTTTTTTAAATACAAAATAATTATTTAAAAAGCTAATATCTTTTTCTTCATCGGATAAGTTTAATGCGCTCCCAATAAATGAACGTTTTATTCTACTACCTTCGTTTTCAACTGTCATTTGATTGTATAAATTTTCAAAACTACCAACCGAAGACGGCATACCCAATTCGGTTGCCTCATCTTTACTTAGTAGAGCAAATCCATATTTAATCATCATTGTAATAAAATAATCAAAATTAACTAGATATTCTTCGAAATTTTTATTGATAGACTCCTGATATACATCAATGGTATATCCCAAACAACTTTCATCATTATCGAATGTAGCATTTCCATATTTTTTTGTGATAGACCAAATCTTTTTGTTATCTTTTAAATGAAATATATTTTCACCCTGTTTTTTTTGCTTAAGCTTATCAAATATTTTACGACCGTCATAGCACGTTCCCACACTATATCCACCTATTTTACAATTTTCAGAGCAATTTCTTAAAAATTCATTTAATGTTCTATTGTTTTGAAAGAAGTAATGTATCGAGAATTGATTTGATATAATATCAAAGCCATTTCCCCCTTTCCCCCAACATTTGTATAATCCTTCTCCTAGCTTTTCGCGGTCTTTTGCCCCCTTTCCATAAATAGTATTAAGTATCATTTTTGACTTTGGTGTAAAGGCCGCCATTGTATTCTTAATATTTAAACTGGAATTACCATGGATAAACATGGCGTCAAACATATTTCTCATTTTACGTTTCATTTTAATATATCTGGCACACGCACCATCCATTCTATTTTCAATATTATCTTTTGCAAAATCAATACCGAAAACAAAACTTAATTTAGAATCCAACCATTTTTGAATATCACCCGCTTTACCAACAGACATATCCATTAAAATATCACCCTTTTTTGATACAGAATTAATGAGTCTTTTTTTAACAAACTTATTGTGAAAATCTCTCAAAGCTTTCGTATTTGTTTCCTTTGATTTTCTATTATAATACACATTTTCATCATTATTTGATAGAATAATATTTTCTCCTGTTTTAATAATTTCTTCCGTGATGGGATAATTAATAGATCTCCAAACACTCTGCGCCACATGATATGCGTTACCGTAATTTCTACCACCGCTCCTTAAATCGGTAGTTTTATCGTATCTGACGCGAATAGGTTTCCATTGCCAATTCTCATCAGCATCTTTATCAAATCTAAATTCTACTATCATATTATCTGAGAATCCCTGTTTTCCATCTTCGGTAAGCATTTTTAAAGATTCTTTATTTTTCTTTAAAGGTATATTACATATGTGAATTGGGAAATCAGGTGTAGGGTCAGTTGGATAGAATGGCGCAGGTTTATAGTCATATTTATTATTGTTATTACTTATATTATTCTGTAGTAAGTCTTCGCATGGATTGATAAACCCATGTTTTTTTTCGTCAAATCCGACACGTAATATAATTGTTTTAAAAGATGTGATTTGTTTATCCTTAGATAAATCAACACCATCATTAAATATATTTCCTACAAAATCAGTACCGTTTTCATTTTTTTTCGTGGTTACCAAGAAATCTATAGTATTGAATTGTGGTGGTTTCCATTTAAAGCTAAGATTCCACGTTTTTGTTTTACCCAAAACACCCAATTTCCTCGAACCAACACTTTTATTTATTGGTGTAAATATCAATCCATCTGTTTCATATGGGAATAAACCATTTTTTTCATCCTCCAATATTTTATTACATTTTCTAAATATACTACCCGGTTCATTAACATCATTTAAATAAAATTTCTTTACACTAACTGACATCTTTTCTTCCTTCTGGGATACAGAAACTAAGTCAAAATTTGCTACTGTTTTCATTAGTTCATTATATCTAAAAATTTTCTCGGATATTTTTGTTTCATATTTTAAATTATCTATTTTGGCAAAAGGGTAAAGTCTTAAATCTTCGCCTCTTTGCCAATATATATCGAAGCATAAATAGGTATTTAAGTATTCACCACGTTTATCATATATAACATGTTCACCATCGATAAGTGTATTTAAAAAGTCTAAATTTTTACATACTAAACCAGTAAATTCCACCTGTAAATTAATATCTATCAAATAAACTTTTTTATTTTCTGCGATGTAGAGAAGCTTTCTCATACCGTCAGCCTTTTCTGTTACACAATATGGTTGATTAATATTGTCCATCGTGGCTGCTTCAGAAGTTAGTGGTACAATATTATTCATTTCAAGGCTAATAGACGATGGACCTATGAAATTTTTTCTCGACTTTCGTTTTTTTTTATTGTAAAAAGAATCATTTTCTATTTCTTTATACGCGAAATCAGATAAAGTTAATTCTAAATATTTCTTTCTTATATTATCTATTTCTTCATAAGACACCGGGTAATTCGTATTTTGTAAACCACTCAAAATAAATTTAACCCCTGTTTTTACAACGCTGCTCAAAGCTTCTGAAGATTGAAATTTATAACATTCATTATTAATTAATTCCAATTCTATCTCATAGTGCTCTATATTGGTAAATACATTTGATTCTTGAATAGAATATGTTGGAATCAAGTATTTTTTTCTAGGATTCCAAGAAGAGGTTTTTAAAATACTACAGTCTATTTTATAGGGGAAATTAGGATGCTTTAACGTTGTTCTTTTTATAAGTCTAAATGTTTTTTTAGAGTCTGCCCATTTATTTAAAATATTATTTAAAGTTGGGTTACTCGGCGTTAAAGTGCGTTCTTCTTTATAATTTACGCGAAATTCCCAGTCATGGTAATCAATTGGAAAATATCGTTCGGTTGTTGTCCTATCCTTCGTTTTATGGAATTTCTGCATAAAAGTGATATATTCGGGTATATTTTCAATATTAAATACATTTGTTTTACAATACTTCTGAATATTATGTAATCCTTCTATAGTAGTTCGTATATTTGATAATCTATTTGTCCCCGTACCAGGATTTATATATTCATTTTGAATATTTAAATGATAGGCATTTTCACTTATGATTTCAAAACCAAGCGATCTTAATTTTTGTATAGAACCATCAAAAGTAATTTTTTTTAAAGGATTATAATTTGTTTTTGTAGCAAAACGAATTTCCAATTCATCCCTATTGTTTCTATTTTCTAAATATTCATTTATATAATCCTCTAATTTATATTCTTGGATATATTCTTGTTTTCTTGAGTTTCTTTTACTCATTCTTATATATTTTAAACAATATTATTTTATGTTTATTTACTATTGATTATTTTTAATTTTAAAATGATAATCAATTTATTTCCCAAGGTCTTAAATTGACCCAATTATTTTTTGATATAACTCTTTCTTTGTAAACATTTTTGTAGCATTTTTCATTATACCAATATTCAGTTTTTTACATATATTCTTAATGTTTTCAGCTTTATAATACGATATACCTCTTATTGGTTTAGATATGTTTTCTATAATTAATCTCTCTGATTTTATATTTTCAATATCAGTATTATCAATACGGTTAAAAACACTATTTTGTTTATCGTGATAAATAATAATAGTGTTATCATTGTTGTAGCTTTTATGTTCAAAAAACAATTTATCAGTGTAATAAATTAAATTAATTTTTTTTAAAACAAGTAAAATAAAAAAAGTCTTTATATTCATAGACTTGCTATATAGTAAATCACTCTCTAATTCTGATATTTTTATTTTATGTTGTTTTATTTCGCTCTTATTTTCTTTAATTAGTTCGACATATTTTGTTTTATCTTTCATTTCAACAGAATATTTATCTCGCCCGATCATATCATACACATCAAAACTATTTTCAAATATATACAGAATCCAAAACAATGTATCATTTTCATGAATTTTTTTATGCTGCTTTTTCTTTTTAGGTTTAAGTTCCGTCTTTTTTTGCTTTAAATCCATGAAAAGCAATGAATTCTGTAATATTGTTGAAATATTTTTTTTATTTAAACAATATTTTTCAAGACTTGTTTTAAGATTCTCATTCATTATTAATAATAATGCTGGTGCTATCTTTATTCTGTTTTACAATAATATTTTTTTCGATTGTATTAAAAAATTCCTTCTTAAATTCGTTCTTAATTTTTTCGACATCACTAAATGTTTTCTCTTGTTTATTGATATAAAGCAAATAGGTTTTTAGTTCACTCAGTACTGGCTGCGATAAATTATTCATGTTTACAAATATACCATTTTTATTTCTACTATAATCCATATTATACCTTTTAATGATTTCAAAAATTTCTTTATGATGGAATTCGTCAATATTATCAATTATATTTCTTAAACTTTTTAATTCGTCAATATTAATGTCATTCATTATAATAAAAAATATAATAAATTATTTTAAGTTATTATATTTCTTTACCTTTTTTTACCCCCTTTTTACTTTTTTTGTGATTTACTTTTCTGTTTTGTGACTTTTACTAACTCAGAAATAATATATATGTTAGTATCATTTAATTCAAATCTAATACCAATAACTTTCGTTGTTACAATATCATCTTCTTTAACTTTAACAAATGCTGCTTGATTAAAATAATGGTCTCTAGCTATAAAAACGGTTATAGGTGATTCAATATTATTATAATACGACGCACGAATACCTGCTTTTGTAACATTATTTACTTTACATTTTATAATCATACCTTCAACTGGGTTACAGATTAAACATTCAAATGAAACATGAAAATTGACAAAACCACATTCTAGAATTCCACTAGAGTACGTTAAGATTTCAATACTACTATTTTTTATATAACCTTCTTTTGAACATTTACCTTCTAATTTATTTACCAGTTTAGCTTTAATAATATTTTTAATATTTGAGCCAATCTTAACAATAGGTATACTAATTTCACGTACTAAAACATTTTTAAAGTAAATAGTCGAGATATTTTTTTTCCGCGACATTAGTATATTATATTTATAATATATTTTAAATAATAATAAATATTAATAATCAATTTATTTTCAAGGTATTAAAGTTTTTAATAATCCTCCTTTAAAATTAATTTAAAAATTTAACAGATTGTTTATTCATTTTTGGATATTTTTTTAAATCATAAAAAATCTCTTCAATAGTAGAAAAAAACCATCTCTTACTTTCTGATGATATAAAGTCATAATATCTCAACAACAATTCTATTTCAAAACAAATCTTTTCTGGCTTTATTTTAATAGTTTCGTCTTCATAAATAACTTTTTTATATTTTTTTTTATACAATGATTTTAGTTTTCTAAGCAACTCTTTTTTATTACCTCTGCATATTTTACCGGTGTTATTTTTTTCTTTAATATCCAAATTTTTTATTTTAAATATAAAACTATTATGATGTCTTCCCATAAATCCAAATTCATTATTAATATCTAATTTATTTAATTTATATCTTTCATAAATCATTTTATTTATTTTAGTATTTATTTTTTCGGGTATTATTTTATTATTACTATCAACTGAAACTACGGAAAAATTATTTTTTGATTTATAATTTTTAAATACATATATATTTTCGCCTATTTTATGTGTGTCAAAAAACATATTTATAAATGGAATAAATTCATTGTCAAATATATTTGAATGTGTTTTACTTTCTCCACCAATACTTTTTGTATTTTCTATAACACTGCGACCATTATTCATGATATCGAGAACTTTAATTATACTGGAATAATCTAATCTATCTAAAATATGGTATACAATAAAACTAAATAAAATACTACCAATATCATCATCACCGCCATCGCCATCATCATCGCCATCATCACCACCATCACCATCGCCATCACCATCATCATCACCACCACCATCATCACCACCATCATCATCATCATCACCACCATCATCACCACCATCATCATTTAATAACTCTGTTTTAACATTATAAATACTTTGTCCAATAAGGTATTCACGTGACTTTTTAATATCTCGCCCCTTTTCAAAATCTATCATATCATTTGAAACACTATAAGATTTGATTTTTTTAAATTTTCCATTTAATATATTAGCTATTATATTTTTATCTAGAACATCGCTTTCAATATCATCTAAAATTTTGTTATTTAATCTAAATGTTAATTTTTGTGGTTTTAAAGATATGGGATGTTTTAATTTATAATTAGTTAGCTTTGCTGCTTCCGATAAATCATATGGTTGAAATAAATAATAGTGATTTACATTCTTTAGATAACCAAGTCTACCTACTAAATCAATTAAATAATCATTTGGGTTATTTATTAAATAATCTAATGCGGAATTAATTTGCTCTATGGGAAATTCCTTTTCTTGATTAATATATTTAATTAACTCGTTTTTTGTATATAAATATTTTTCTTTAAACAATTTTTTTATTTTTTTTATTATTATTTCACTGTTTATAATTAAAAATCTTTCATTATAAGTTGTAGTATCTATTATATCTTCATCGGTAACTGCGTTTTTACATTCATACGCACACTTCATAAAATCACATGCCAAACTATATTCTTCATCGCCTAAAGCATAAGATATTGTCCCTCCTGTAGATATTTCTTGCTCAACCTTTTTATTTATTAGACTTTTGTAAAGTTGCGTTTGTGGTCTATTTAACAAACAATCTACCGCATTTTCTTTCATAATTCTAGAAACAGCTCCGATCTTAATACCCTTTTTCTCAGCTAGCCTATACATATATAAATCTATTGGCTCCATATTGGTGTTATTTAATTCTGTCCCATATAAAAACAATTGTGTATTCCTTTCTTTATACGGTAAACTACAATGACTTAAATTTCTTATGCCTCTTCCTATTACCTGTGATGGTCTCATCAAATTGTACCATGGTTCTAATATATGAATTTGTCTAATATTTTTAAAATCTAAACCTTCACTACCCGCTTTTGAAATAATAATTACTTTAATAACCTCGCCGTTAATGTTTTCTGCATCCGTAGTGGCCTTTAATTCTTTTTTATTGTTGGGTGATAAATAACTATCACCTGTAATCATCGCATATTTCGCAGGATAAAATATTTTTTTAGGATTTTCGCGAATGAAATCGGCTTTCTTTTTCATTGTAACTGCGTCTATTTCTTCATTTGGATTTTTTTTAAAAAGTGTCAACTGACTAGTATATCTCTTCATTCCCATTTCTTCTAGAGCTAAAGCTAATGGAACACAACCACCGTCTATAAATTGTGAATACAAAATAACAATTCCTTTTGATTTTTCAATAATTTCCAACATTTTAGATATCTTGCCGCTATATTTCCCTATCTTTTCCTTGGAAAATATTCTACCAAATTTTGATAACGTTTCTGGTTTATATTCAAAATTTCTTTTATTCCGCTCGTTATAATTCATAATTCTAGATAATCCAGATTTTCCATATAAATCTTTAATATCAATACTATCCGCATTTTCAGTATTAAAATCAGGGTGTGGATAAGCAAAATTTAAAAGTTGTAATGGTGAGTCAGTTATAGTATACTGTATTCCTACTCTTTTTTGTTTTAATATTGGAAATTTTTTCTTTAATTTATCTATTAAAAATAAATACATATCATTTTGAACACTACCAATATCGGTAACAAATAAATCTAAATGTTTTATAGGTTGAGTAATTTCAGTATCATTGATTTGAAAAGAAGGATATGTCCAATCTGTTGTTAACATATATTTTAATGAATTTGGGTCGTCATAATCTGCCGGATAGATAGCATTTGGAAATGTAAAAGGGTTTTCACCCCTAACATAAGAAATATATCCACGCATTTTTCTTTCGAGTATTTCTTTACCAATTTGCTCACCATTATTCCCAACAAGTAAGTTACCTTCATCATTAAATACATCTCTTATACTTATTGGTACTCTGTTGTCGTTTATATTCATTAAATTTAATAACCAAATTATTTCTTGAGGGTCATTATACATAGGTGTAGCTGTTAGTAAAATTAATTTTAAATTATCGGCATATTTTACTAATTCTAAAAAGTTATTTGAACTTTTTTTCATTTTTTTTATACTTCTAATATTTTGTACTTCATCTATAATAATTAATCTCTCCGAAAATTCTTTTTTAATCAAAAGTTGCTTTCTTCGTCTTTCTACTTTGCTTTCTTCATCGTTAATTTTAAATTTATTTGAAAGCTTTGTAATATAATTTGAAAATTCTGTATACCCCATGAAAATATACCAATTTCTTATTATTTTTCTTATTTTTGAGATTACATTGATACGACTAACACTTGAATTAATTGGATTGATTTCTCTAAGTAAACTATTTCCCACACACGATTTTAAATCCCAAATACCGCCTATATTTTTGAGTTTTCTTTCGTCAAACAATTGTATTTTATAATTTTCTTGTACAACTGGACTAGCTACAACAATTATTTTTTTTTTAATATTTACTTGTTTTAAATAATCACGCATTTCTTCGGCTATTGTAATACTTGAACATGTCTTACCCGTGCCTAATCCATGATATATAAGTAAACTATTGTAAGGTGTTTGAAATGAAAGAAAATTTCGCACAAACATTTGATGCGGTGATAATTGAAATTCATCTCTTTTACACATTTTATCTACCTTTTCTTCTATATTTTCAAAATCGACTTCGGGATTTATATTATCATATTTTGTTTCATTGAATTCTTTTTTTAAATAGATTTTTCTGTTAAAATCTTCATCATCTAAATGTGGATATAAACCATTGTTATCATTTTCTTTTAACCTTTTTACATTAATTCCTTCGATACAATGTTTGTATTTCTTGTAATTTGGGTCGTCAATGCTTAATTCTTTATTCTTAAATTCTTCTATAATTTTATTACATTTTTCTTCATTTTTAAACTCCTTAACAATAGATAGTTTATTTGAAGGTTTGATGCTTTTAAATATTGTTTTTTTAGATGTGGGGTTTTTAGATGTCTTATTTTGTTTTTTAGATTCTCCACCATCCGCCTCTTCTTCTGCCTTTTCTGGCACCTCTTCTTCTTCTTCTGCCTTTTCTGGTATCTCTTCTTCTTCTGCCTTTTCTGGTACCTCTTCTTCTGCCTTTTCTGGCACCTCTTCTTCTTCTTCTGCCTTTTCTGGTACCTCTTCTTCTGCCTTTTCTGGTACCTCTTCTATCACCTCTTCATATGATTCATTTTTTTCCAATACTATTCGATATCTTTCATCTAACATATCTTTTTTCAAATATTTGTTAACGAAAAGTTCAAAATCATCATCACGAGAAGCCCAATTATTTGCTTTAAATAAATAATATTTAACATAATCATTTTCATTTTTAACAATGGCAGCTCTAATAAAAGAATTATTTCCAAATAATGATCGCATTTCATCTTTAGTTTTGGAACGATTTTTAAATTGTTTTACACCATAATCGATATTTTTAACTAATTTACTAAGTCTTTTTTTTGATATCTCTATATATTCTGTCAAATTAACTCCTGATATAATTTTATTATAAATGGATTTTATTTCATCTTCGGGTTCAGCAGGCTCGTCGGGCTCAGCTGGCTCGTCGGGCTCAGCTGGCTCGTCGGGCTCAGCAGGCTCAGCAGGCTCAGTAGGCTCATCGGGCTCATCGGGCTCGTCGGGTTCAGCAGGCTCGGATTTACTTTCACCGCCAGTATTTATTTTAATTTTAATTTCACCCGAATTTATATCTTCTATAAAAGTTTTTAGTTTATTGTAACTCCAATTCGTAGGTTCAATAAGATATATATTACCATCTATGTCTGAATTATCAAAATATCTCAAATAGGTATTATGGTCACTATTTTTTTTATTTTTTTTTATACCTTCAATTCTTTTTTTATTTTTCTTCCATGGTATTCTATATTTGTTATTGGTATTTTGTACTTTAATACTACCCTTCGCTAAATTTTGTAATTTATAATGCTTATCGTTGTAAATAAAAAAAAGTTTATTAAGAACATGTTTACCCTTATCAAGATTTTTTATTTTATTTAAATGTTTTAATATAGCCTCTTCTGGTGTTTTATTTATATTTTCCGGTATATCTAATATATTTTCACTACCCTGGTCATTTATTTTTAATGGATAATATTCAGATTCCTGAAAAAAATGTTCATTATTTATATTTTTTTTTAAAACTCCATTGGGATATATTGTAAAAAATGTGGCTTCATCACCAATTTTATTTCTATAATACAGCTTATCGGTACTTGGGGTAATAATCTTTTTTTTTAATAAAAATGTTATTCGTGTACCTGTTCTTTTTTGACCACCTTTCATTAATAATATATATATTTATTTAAAGTTTATTAAATTATATTTTTTTAAAATATTATCTACCTTTTTAATAATCTTAATTCTTTCTAAACTATATGGTCTTATTAGAGTAAGAACTTCATTTATATCACATACTTTTATTTTACTTACTTCACTTTTTTGATAATTATTTAAATTAATGTTGTTTTTCATATATGCTATATAATATTTATGCTTATACGATTTAAAATTTGAGCCTGTGAATATTTCTTCATATGGTAATATATTTTCAATAATATTTAACGAATATCTTTTACAACCAGTTTCTTCTATAAATTCCCTAATGGCGCATTTAATATCATTTTCACCACTATTTCTTCGTCCTTTTGGAAACCCCCATTCTGGTTCAACCCACTTTGTTTTGGAATTTTGTATTATAGATTTAAGTGTTTCTCCATTTGTTAATCCTTCTGTCAAAATATTAAATTTTTCTCTTGATATTTTTTCTTCAGATTTGTATTGATGTCCAACAAAATTACCCCATAAATAAAACCAGAGTTCGCTAAAGGTTTTTGTCAGCAACATTTTCTTTTCACCGTTCGTCATTTCATCTATTAATTTAGAAATATGTGATATGTTATTTAAATTATATTTGCCTCTTAAAAAATCAACAAATCCGAGAGAATCTTTTCTACAAATCATGATATAGTACAATTTGTTGTTTTTATGACAAAATGATATAATTCCTGAACTTATAATTGGTTTTTTACAATTTGAAAATAAATGACCTGACTTACCACAATTATTACAAAATTGTGTATTTCTATGTTGTCGCGATATTGAATTCATTATAATATGTTTAATGTTTAATCTTTTAATATTTTTATCTATATAATGAAATTAAAATACGAGATTTGGTTGCCACAACTAAAATTTATATTACAAACAATCGCTCTTTATTATCCAAAAAATCCAAATGAAATAACAATAAGAAAATATTATAGTTTAGTACAAAACTTACCGGTCTTTTTTCCCGAAGAACCCATTGGCAATACTATGCGCCAGATTCTAGATGACTTTCCTGTTCAACCATATCTAAATTCTAAAACATCTTTTATGAAATGGATACACTTTGTATTTAATAAAATAAATAAAAAATTAGAATTAAATACGGGAAGTTTTTATGAAAGTTTAGAAGAATATTACAAAAATTACAAACCAAAGGCAATAATAAATAAAGAACAAATAAGACAAAAAAAGAAATATATGTACGTTTTTAGCGTTGCTTTATTTTTAACAATATCTACATATTACTACAATAAATAACTACATTATATCATATCCAAGTTTTTCTTTTAAAATTTTCGACATAATATTTTTATTATTAATCTTTTTAATTAATATTTTATCCACTTTATTATTAATTAACCCAAACATTTCATGTATTTCATTTAACATATCAACTAAATTGTTTTTTGGTCCCCAATTATTACTACAGGTTAAACTTTTACAACAAAAGCATTCATTATTATTTCCAGAATGTACTTGAAAATTATAAACCTGATTATTCATTTTAACTAGTTGTTCCACATAATCATTATTTGTGTTTAATTTACATGTAGGTGGTCGGAATGGGTATTCTCTAGGTATATTCATTGTTATTTGTATAGCATATTTAGCTTTATAAAATAATGTGAAAGAAAGTTTATTTGATTCTAATATACTTAATGAAATATCATCGTTATCAAACATGGGTTTTATATTTTTTATAAATTGCGAATATATGTGATTTTCATATTGATACAGAGCTATTACTTCTTTTTGTAATCGTCTATTGGTAATTAAATGATAATTCTCAACATTATAATGATTTTCCATTGTTTTTATGTTTAAATCATATAATTAATTTTATATCAATTTAATTATATGTATGAAACCCTGAAATACGGCTCAATATTGTATAAACCACCAAAGCCTTTTTATAAAATGACCATAGAGGAATTATGCGATCATAACAAAATATGTAAATCTTTAGATAAAACATCATTAGAAAAAATCCTGCGTATGGAAAAGTGGGACATTGAAAAACTAAGTATAAAGAGAAAAAAGTTTTTAAATAAAACCAAAAGAAGAAATAAAACTAAGAGAAAGGTCATAGAAAAGAGGATAACGAGAAAAGAAAAGAAAAATCAAAAACGCAGAACAAAGTCAAAATCAATACTAAAGAAACCACACAGAACAACGAAGAAAGAAATAATATTTTGATATTATAATCTATGAATTAATTATATGAGAATCACCAAATGGATTATTTTAATAACTGGATTTTTGGTTGTAAATACATATTACGAAGGTAAATATACAGACATATTATTAAAAGGAAAAAAATATTATACAATGATTTTATATGGCTTTATTGGTTTGTCAGTGTATATGTTTTTAAAAAAACATCCATCTGAAGGTAAAAATATGTTTTTACACGCGAACAGTTTAATTAAATATATGCCAATAGATAAGGGTGCTGGGGAAATTTTAACACCATTTATGGATTTTACAAATATTCAAGAAACATTTCAAAAAATGCAGCCGTCCAATCCTTATGTTTTACCACATCTAGCCAATACAAATAACTATATTCAACCACAAATGAAAAGAATGCTTAATTCTGGAATGAATAATGTTAAAAATAAAAGAAGTGTTAGCGAAAGTAAAAAAAAATACATAGCTTCACAACAGGGATGGAAGTGCGCAATGTGTTCTAATACATTGGATGCTACTTATGAAGTAGATCATAAAGTTGAATTACAATACGGTGGTTCAAATCATGTTTCAAATTTAGCAGCTTTATGTCCCAATTGTCATAGAAGGAAAACACTTGAAAATAATATGTAAATAAAATTTTTAACAAATCTTATTTACGCGAAAAAAATAATAATATCATTTTAATATAAATATATATGTCAGAACAAGATTCGTCGGTAAAAGTAGCAAAAATGGCTTTACCCTTTATAGTATATATACCAATTATAACAGCGATATTATTAGTTGCTGGATTTTTAGGTATTAAATTATCACAAATAGCAAATTCCCCCGGTGGATTATCAGGATATTTTACTAAAGTTTTTTCATTTGTCACGGGTATTAAATTAAAATTTAATGAATTTATTAACTTTATTTGGCCTGATGAAAATAGTAATATAGTAGAAAAAACGTACAAGCATCGCAGAATGGATACAATATTAATTGGATTAGGTGCTACTTTTATATTTTTAATGATGGTTTTGTATAATTTTGATAAATTTTCAATGGGGACAAATAAAATTAAAAACTTATTGATTAAAGTATTGAATCCTATTTTAAGTTTTTTTATGCCTCATAAATGGAATAAAATGAAAAGAAACGTATCTTTAAAAGAAACGACAGCCGCCCCAATAACATTTAAAGATTACCCAATGTTATTGGGTGGTTCGGCATTATTATTGGGATTTGTTGTGTTCATGTCTTTACTTGTAAATAATTTTAATAAAGATGTGACAAACGCAACACCGGGTGAGTTAAATTCAAAATTAATGGAAAAAACGTCTTATTATCTTTACATGAGTGTGTTTATGATAGTGGCTCTAGCATTTTTCGCTGGATTACTCTACTATGCAGCGACAACAGACAGTGCTCCGAAATATTTATCAACACTTTTGGTTGTATTAAGTACTGTTATTATTTTAGCTGCCGTCGTGGTATTATTTAAAAAACAGCTTTTTGAATTAACAAAAAATCCATTTTTGAGAATAATATACCATGCCTTATTTATGATACCATGTTTATTCTTGGATTTAGTTAACTTTATTTATTATGAATTAAAATACACACCAAGGGTTGTTTATGGAATATTTATTGCTGAAATAGTTGTTATATTATCATTTTTTATTTTACCAATACTAACTAAGGCTACATATCTAAATAAATTTAATGATGTCGATAAAATAAGAAAATTAGATGTTAGGGTAGAAAATTTAAAAGTGAAAAAAATAAAATTAGAAAAAAAAATTAATGAAATTTATAATTTTGACCCTGTTAATAGCGAGCCGGGTCTTATAACATTGTCATCAAAAGTTCCCAGTGATTATTACAATAGAGATACGATAACTATATCAATGGAAAAGGAAATAAAAGACCAAGAAGATTTAAATGACTTTTGTATGAATAAACGACCGGGAGAAAAAAAAACCGTATTAATGAAAGGTGAATTAAATATATACAATAATAAAATTCAATGGCATTCGGTAAAAACAATAGCTGGTTGGGCACCCGGTTATGGTAGCGCTCTTATGAAAAATAAATGTGTATGGACCAGGAAAATGAAAAAAGATGATTCGGAATGGATTAAAAATTATTTAGGACATGGTAATAAAAAGCCCGTAAAACTTGATATACCAATGACGGTAAAAGAATTAAACAAGGCTTACCCAACAAGTAGATTTAATGAGATTAGGGACCAGATAATAAAGAAAAAAAGGAAAAACCAAATGGAAGGAAATGATGTGAAAGAACCCAGTGAGTATATTATGTCGCTTTTAAATAATGCTAACGATATTTTTAAGAAATCTATTGAAAATCCAGATATAAATAGATTACTGAGCGTGTCAAATAGTGTGAATACAGATGCGTGGGATAAAATAATCACAAAAAATTTAGATAATCCCGATAAAGAATATCAGTTAAAACAATTGTTACGAGGTATAGGTTTTAAAACAAAAAAAGACTGTGAACGTTTAAAAGATAATTACTTAATACAAAAATGTGATAAAGAAATGAAAAATATGATAAAACATATACAACTTAATACAAAACAAATAATATTATTTAAAAATGAAATAGATGAATCTGATGAAAATTTAAAGTTTATTGATGAATATAAAAAAGAAAATAGCGGTGTTTTAGAAAAAGGTATTGTTTTGTTGGATAAAGCAACTTATTTTAGCAATGAACGTAATATTTTGAATGATGAATTCAAAAAGAAAAAAATAATAGATGGAGTTTTGTATAATTATTCAGTATCTTGTTGGTTTTTTATTCATTCTCAAGCGCCAAATACAAGTGAAGCTTACAATAAATTTTCAAAAATTTTAGATTTTAATGGTGAACCCACAATAGGTTATGACGCAAGAAACAATAAATTAATAATTAAGACTAGTAAAGTAAAAACCGATTCATCAAAAATAGAAAACAAAGAAATCGTTATCCATAAAGAGGAAAAATTTAAATTACAAAAATGGCATAACGTCGTTGTGAATTATATTGGCGGAACCATTGATATTTTTTTAAATGGTGAATTAGTTTCCAATACGGAGAGAATTGTTCCTTTTAAGAGACTTGAAAGATTAAAAGCTGGAGAAGATAATGGCATCAGTGGTGGCATAGCTAATGTTGTGTATTATGCTTCTTATTTATCAAAAACTAAAATTAAAGGAAATTACAATTTATATAAAAATAAAAACCCGCCTGAGGTTTAGAAAATATCTCATATAATATTATATTATGGATTTCAAAAAAATTGTTATTGGTTTCATAGTTTTACTTGTTGTAATATGGATATATAGATATTTCTTTACTGACCCCACATCTTCCACTCTTTTGGACTATGGTGACGGTAAAGATACTGTTGTTATAAATTCTACAAAGTTATCAGGCAACTCAGCAGCTACTGACTTTACATATTCATTCTGGATGTATGTAAATAATTGGAATTATAAATTAGGGAAAAAAAAGACAATAATTAGAAGACAGGGTAATGGCGGAGGTCTATCTCCTGAGATCTATCTTGATAATTATTCAAATGATTTAGTAGTAAATTTAGAAATTTACAAAAATGGTGAAACGGGTGATTCAGGAATCAGTGAAAATATGATTGTAAGTAAAATAACTAATATTCCTTTACAAAAGTGGACCAATATAAATATAACAACTAATAACCGCTCATTAGATACATATATCGATGGTAAATTAGTAAAAACGAGTTTATTACCCGGACCAGTTAAAGTAGATGGAACAGCGGGAATAGAGATATGCCCAACAGTAAGTGAGGAGGTAGGGTTTGATGGAAATATAGCAAAAGTAAGATACTACTCTAGAACAATGAATCCTCGAGAAAGTTACGAAATTTATAAAGAAGGATATTCTGGTAGTTTGTTAGGAAATCTTATGAATAAATACAGAGTGAAATTTTCATTTATAACCGATAACAAAGAGACAGCCTCTTTAGAAATTTAAATATCTAAATATTATTATATAATATATAGATATGTCCGAAGCAATATCAAATATGGGAGCAAATATAGGAAATCAAATTAGTTCAACAGCAGGCGATTTAGTAAATACTAAACCAAGTGGTGCTTTTGGTCAATTTGGAAATAATAAATTTGTTAGTGGAGCACAGGGATTTTTAAATTCCAATACTTTAGTAGCTAAAGTAGTTTTCTTACTTTTAGTATTAATTTCATTTATATTACTATTGAGATTTATGGCGCATGCTTTACATGTATTGTTCGCACCAACTGGTTCACCGGTATTAATCGATGGTATTATAACAGGTAAAAAGAGAGTTGATATAGAACAAGACCCCAATTTACCGTCAGCCAAACCTTTATTAAGGTCAAATAATGAAGACGGTGGAATAGAATTTACCTATTCTACATGGCTAATGGTTGGTGAAGATAATTTTCACTCATTTAAACCGGGTGAGATGAAACATATATTCCATAAAGGTAGTGAATCTCTTCAGGTGCCTGCGCAACCATTAAATTCACCGGGGTTATATTTAGATGGTACAACAAACAAATTACATATTTACATGAGTGTTTTTAAGAACCCTAATGAAATTATTGAAGTACCTGATATTCCTTTAGAAAAATGGTTTCACGTGATTATCCGATTAGAAAATAGATTCGTAGACGTGTATATCAATGGTTCTATTGTTGCTAGACACGAGTTATCGTCTGTACCCAGGCAGAACGATGGGAAATTATTCGCAAATATGAATGGCGGATTTAGTGGTAAGCTATCCGGTTTGAGATATTATAATTATTCGTTAACTACAACAGAAATCCAACGTTTGGTAGCAGATGGACCTAATATGAAATCAAATGATGCTTTGAATGTATTTCCTCCATATTTGTCGATGAGGTGGTTTTTGGGACATTCTACGAATTAAATTGATTTAAAGTAAATTTGATAATAATAAATATTATTATCAAACATGGGTAACAATTATTGTATTCATTGTGGGACACCGCGGGATTATTATATTAATATGGAACACGCTTCTAGGTGTTCATGTCGTTTTTCACATGATAAATATCACGACTTCAAATCAGAAAGTCTAATTATTTTATCATCGTTTTCAAATAAAATTAAGAATAGTGTAATAGATTGTCTAAAAAAACACAAAACAAATAAAACTAAATATAATCATGTCCATATAGAAATGACTAAGTTATAATACCATATTTCTTAATTTTTTAAATTAGGGTTTACACATAAATCAAGTGAAGGGTATATTTCGCCAGACATACAGACATCATCTTCACCAACCTGTACACAAGTTCTAACGCTTCTATCAGAACCAACATAACAATATCCCGCTTTACTTTTAGCATTCAAAGAAACATTACTGGCTTTATAATTATCAACTGATTTTTCTACAACAGTTGTTTCGAGTGAACCTTCTACATTATTTTTACTATTTTCCATGATGGTTTCTAATTCAGTGGGATTTTTTTTATTTTCCATGGCTTTTTTTTCAACCGCAACATCGACGGCGGTTTCATCTTCACCACTATCTTTTTCATTTTGATTTAAAGTTAATTCTTTCTCTGGTAATTTTTGACTAGGGTTAAACATATACGAGTAAGCATCAACACCCTCGGTAACAAATGAATATACATTTAACGCTAAAATAGAAATAATAAATATTGCTAAAATAATTTTAAATATACTCCAGAAAGAAAATGAGGTTGTCACATTTGAAACACTTGCGACGCTTAAACTTGGGATATTTAATTCTTTAATATTTGTTGGTATAGAGTTTCTTAAAGGTATTTCCGATACCTTTTTAGATGCGTTTAATAAATTCTCTCTAAAAGATTCGGCAAAACTTTTTGGATCAAATGTTTTTTCGCCTTTTGTTATACTATTCATCGTTTCTTTTAGAGCGCTGTCCATATAAAAATATAGAATATTAAATATTTTTATATTGACTTTATTATTCTCTAAATATTATTGTAAATATATTTAGAAAATACGATAGAATACAGTTAGTTATGTGTTGTTGTACATTTTCATGTAAAAAATGTGTTAAAAATACACCTATAAAAAGATATTTTTTACCATTCATTGGTGTTCTTGCTGTATTAGCGTATGAAGAAATAAATGAACTTGTATATTATCCTATTGTTATAGGGTTTGCGTCGATTATATTGTTTTGGAATTTTCCATGGATTGTATATTATACTGCTTCGAAACCATTATACTATGAAGATTTATTTATAGACATTAAAAAATTACCTAATTATGAGGTAGATAGAAAAATAAAGAATCGATTTAAATTTATTTTAGAAATGGTTTTGATTATAACAAATTCTATTTTAATGGGTATATTATCGGATGTTTGGCTTTTAAGGACCAATAATCATAAAGGATTTTTTTCAATATTAGGAACAACTGGTGGAATTATTAAAATTTTTCAAATAATTAATAATACCATAAGTAGGTTTATGTTAAAATTTTTAAGACAGTTTGTATTGAAAGAAAGCGCTATTTCTAGAAAAAACAAAAGGGAAAAAATAATAGAAGTAATTAAATTAAAAGATATAGAAGAGAAAAAAAATGCAAGTTAAATTAAATCTTTCATAATACTGAACATACCTAAACTAGCAAAAATTACATAAATTGATAATAAATACCAAGATAACATCTCAAATCTCCTCCAAACCGCATAATCGAAATAACTTGGTGTATATTTTAATTTATCATTTGGGAAATTATCTAAATATTGTTTTAATAATAAATTAACATTAAAAAGTAAACCAACGGAAAATAAGTAAATTAATACAGATAACATTTTCATCGTAATTTTAGAGTTATTTTTAAAATTTCTTGAAAAACCATAAACACCAATGCCTAAAGACAGTGTAATAATTGAATTTCTTACAGTTGACATATACGAACCTAAAAATGTTTGAGGTTTATAATGGAATTCCATATATATATATATTTAATTAAAATATATATTTATTAATCCGATTTCGGTCCGCATTTAGTTCCTGCTTTACCCTTATTAATTTTACAAGAGCAATCTCTGAAACGCAATCTCTGTGCTAAAGGTACACCGACACTCGATGGTAACCCGGCTTTCATATTTCCACCGCATCCGGTAGCGGCTAAGGCTCTTTGTTTTCTAGCTCCTCCAATTGGCATTATATAATATGTAAATAAAAAAAAATTAACTAATCCCTAAATTAATTATTTCTGGGTATATATGTCAATGTATTTAATTTATCCAACTTATTAATTGTTTTTTCTAAATTATTACCATTGATATTATTGAACAAATAATCAGTATCTGGTTTCATTTCATTTTTTTTAATTTGTATATAAATCTTATCTATTTGGCCTTTTATTTTTTCGACCTTTTCACTATCTTTAATTATAGAAGTATTTAAATCATAAGATTCTGTTAATAAAGATATAGCATTATATATAATAAATTTCCTTTTTGTATTTGTACCAGATGAATATTTAATACAAAAAATATTTTTTAACGCTTCTATAATTTTCACTAATCCATTTTTTCTTTTTCTTGCTTCGGTAAACAATACATCCCATATTAACCAAACCATATTTACTTGATATTTATTATCAACTGGGTATTGTCTTCTGAAACATTTTTTCTCTTGTTTCTTTTTTTTACAAAGTTTATGATATTCCAATACCCATTCCAACCAATAATTAGCTTTATAGTTATCCTTTATCTTAATACTTATATTCCAAGCAAATTCATTTATAGCAACAAAAATTTCATTTGGATCTTCATTATTAAATATATTAAATCCCAATCTTTTGTTTTTAGCAGAAAGTTTTTCTGTTAGATTGAAAAAGTTAAAATCACATTCCTTAATTTTAGGTACATCAAAAGAACTCTTTTTTTTTGAAAAGCATAAAATAGCTATTACTTCGCAAAATAAAAAACGAATTTTTTCATTATTTCTCATTTTAAGAATGTCATTGGAATAACCACTATTTAATATGTTCTTAAAATTACCCAGTCTCATATTTACATAAATCGCTAGTTTTGGATTACCAATATGTATATTTTTACTTAAACATAGAAATATAATTTCCCACAAATACAAAAAATGACCAGCACATATAAATTCAGCTGACCAATAACAAGCATGTTCTATTTTTTGCGACAATAAACATTTTACCAATTCTTTTTTCGCATCAGCTTTTTTATATTTGGAAAAAGTTATATTTTTAAAATCAACAATGGTTCTTTTATCATTAATTTCCCGACTGTTCATTTATATTATTTTTAATAAAAAAAAATCAAATAATAATACATATATATATGAAATTTGAAATCAACATAATTAATAAATTTTATAAACAAACAATCAAATTTTTTATCTATTTATCTAAAAAATATGACAAATCTTCGCCATGGTTAAAAATGCTTATTTTATTGGCCCTTCTCTTTTTATTATTACATAGATATAATGAGTATAATCCAAAAATAGAAGGTTTTGCTAAATTAAAAAAATTTGAACTGAAAGAAAATAAAGATTTATATGATGAATTTTATGTGAAATATTATGATAAAATTATGAATGATTCATATAAAACAAAATACGAATTTAATGAAATTTGCCATACTTCTAAACCAAATAAAAAAAGTGAAATTTTAGATATAGGCTGTGGGACTGGGGATTTAGTAAAAAAATTTGTTAAAAATGGATATAAGATAAAAGGCGTTGATAAATCAAAGGCGATGATTGATAAAGCTAAATCAAAATACCCAGAATGTGAATTCTTACAAAAAGATGCTTTAAATTCAATGAATCACCCGCCAAAATCTTTCACCAATATTCTCTGTACTTACTTTACCATATACTATATCAAAAATAAAAAACAATTTTTCAAAAATGCTTTTACATGGTTAAAACCAAATGGTACCCTTACATTACATCTTGTTAATAGAGATAAATTTAATCCAATTGTAAATGCTGCTGATATTTTATTAAATGTTTCACCACAAAAATATGCCAAAAATAGAATAACCAGTTCTTTTGTAAAATTTAATAATTTTAAATACAAAGCAGATTTTAAATTACAAAAACATAAGAATCAGGCAATATTTGATGAAACCTTTAAAGATGATAAAACAGGACAGGTAAGACAAAATAAACATACTTTTTACATGGATGGTCAAAAGAATATATTAACTTTGGCTAAACAAGCCGGATTTATTTTAGAAGGAAAAATTAATATGAATGGTTGTAATTATGAACATCAGTACTTATATGTTCTTAAAAAACCGTAATTCGCTTTAATCCACAAATAATTATATTAAATATAATTATTTATGGTCGATCATGTAAGATTGACAATTGTTTATACAATAGTTACTTTTATTTCACTTTATATGTTATTTATTGGATATTTTAGATTAAATTTTAAATTTTGGTCTAGACAACCAGTATTTCATTTACACAATATTTATTATTGGATTTATTATTATTTTATGATTTCTGGTATTATTACAGATAAGTTACCAGAAGACTCTCCTTTTTTTGATAATAGTATTAAAGTATACAATTATTTAGATTTCCCTGCTGAAAAAAAAGGCCCATTTGTAGATTTTATTAGGAATAATTTTCTCCCAAACAAAAGTGAATATTTCGATCCGCCCACCGATTATGTTTTAGATACTTTTGAAAAACACGATGGTTTGGTAACTATATCATTGAAAGAATATAATGATAAAATTCTCGCTTGTATGGGAATGTTCCCAATACATTGTAAATTAGACCAAACAAAAATAAAAATAAATTATGTGGATTATTTGTGCGTGGATAAACAACATAGAAAAAAAAAATACGCACCCAATCAAATATTTACACATCTACGCCATTTACAAAATATGGAAAATAATTTTGTTTGTTTTTTTAAAAGAGAAAATAAATCGAATGCTATAATACCATTCACCACGTATTATAATTATCAGTTTAAAATAGATAATTGGCAATTTTGTTATAAATTTGACCAACCTAATATGTCAATTGTATTCATAGATAAAACAAACCTAAATAAATTTCATCAAATATTTCAGGAAAGTTTAAGTGCTTTTAAGTATACATTCACTCCTAATTTATCTCATATTTTTTATCTAGTTGAGAAACAACATATCAAGATAGCCGCTTTAATGATAAATCAAGAATTTATGGGCTATTACATACTACGTAATGCTCACACAACTTATAATAAAACAAAAAGTATACAATTCACAACCAGTTATAAAAATGAAAATATTGATGACAACATATTTACTTTAGGCTTTTTAATAACCATGAGTATTGTTAGTAAAGATTGGGATTCTAAAATTATTTTAATTGAAAATATATCGAATAATAATATAATTTTGAAATTATTATTGGAAAAATATATTTATTTAGCTAAAATGAAAAATTCATTATACTTCTATAACTATGCCATCTATCCTAAAAAATCAGAAGAAATCTTATGTATTATCTAGTGTATTTATTAGCTCTTGCAAAAGAATCAACAACGAAAATAACAAAAACGCCTAAAAACATGTATAATACAAGTTCTTCCGTCACATTTTGTGTTTTGTAATCTTTATTTTCTTCTAAAAGATGAATAACATAATTTAACCTTTCAAAAAGTTTGTCCTTGTGTTCTGGTAATTGAGGATTCGTTTGAGTATTTGTGGAATATGGTATATACTGATTAAATTTTACATTTCCACCAGAGTATTCATCTAAATTTTTAAACTCTTTTGGTGATAATGAGCTATCCACATTTTCTTCTTGAATTTCTGGAGGTTGTTTTGTTAATTCAGGTTTTGGAGGGGGGTTAAAATCTGCTAAACCCGACCCATCATCTGTATCATCGTTTCCAACTTTACTCATTAAATTTAGGAAATTTTCCACATTTTGACCGGTTATCTTTTTTTTCTTATATGTTTGGTTATGTTTTTTTTTATTAGATGTCGGTTTGTAAACATCTTTAATATCTTTATTAGTATCTGAAAGTTCAGCGAATCCTAATGAACAACTCATTCTTATAAAAAAAAGAGATAAAAAATTATTTATAATAACTTGAAAAAATATATATTAATTTATATATAATGGTTAAATTATTGAGAATGAAAAATTTAAATTTATTTTTGGCATTTGTGTTATTAGCTCTAATGTATCAGACACCCTTATTTTTATCAGATATCGCCAAAAATACGATAGGTAGAGCCATTCTTGTTATTTCTTTAGCATTTATTATAATACGTTGCGACTTTTCGTGTGCCATTTTGTTTTCTTTAATTATAATTGTGTTATTACACAACAGTGTAGAAGGATTTGTGGAAAATCTTGATGTAACAGAAATTAGCGATGGGGTAGATAATGTCAATACTGAAATGGAAGAGGAGGAAGACCTTGATGATGATGCTGATGCTGATGCTGATGCTGATGCTGATGCTCCAACAGAACCATTCATTGGGGGTTTACTAAAGAAGAATTTGAATAAAGCGAGGAGAGTATTAAGGACAAATATTACTGATTTGGATAGAGAGCTTAAAGTTGGTGCCGAAAGAAGATCAATATCAGCAACCAAACAATAATTATTTCTATATTAATATTAATATTAATATGAAAAACACAAACAAACATTTTCAAAAAAAAATTATTTATTTTATTTCTTTAATAACTTTATTTTTTGGAATAAATGATTTTACTATTTTACCATCTTTAATATCTGATGTTTTAAAAACCGAAACGGGTATCGCGCTTTTTATTTTATTGGGTATCTTTTTTGTTTTAAATGAATTGTACTTGTTTTTAATTATTTTAGTTATTATTTCTTATAAAAATACAGTATTGATTGAAGGAGCCGGTGAGTCAGATGAAGGTTTAGCAGATGAAGAATCGGCAGCAGCAAAGAAAAAAGCCGCGGAATCAAAGGCAAAAGCTAAAGAGGAAGCTAAAAAAGAATTAGCGAATATACAGGGTGATATTGGAGAAGAAACGGGAATTTCAACAGAAAGTATATCGTTAAATGATGGTGGTGAAATAAATAGTTTTGGTGATTTATTTGGACAAGCTAAAAGAAATGCTATTCGTCTGTTAAATTCATTGGGAAATAGTGGCGATTAATATAATCTGTATAATTTATATATGATTCCTGAATCAATCCATTTATTTTTTAATAATATTAACCAAAGTAAGTTTTTTACAGGATTTGTTATGATTTTATTAAATATAAGTTCTAGATATGTTAAAATAGATATTAGTAAATCACAGGAAAATTATTTAAAAAAGTCTTTAGGCAGACATGTTTTGGTATTTGCCGTCCTATGGATGGGTCTTAGAGATATATTAGTTGCTCTTGGATTAACAGGTATATTTAATGTATTTGTTGATTATTTATTTAATGAAGAAAGTCGTTTTTGTATTATACCACACAAATATAGAGAATATGAACATTTATTGGATTTAGATGGAGACGGTGAGGTTTCTGAAGAAGAAATTAATAAAGCAAGAGAAATCCTTGAAAGAGCAAAAAAAAAAGAAAATAAAAAAGATATATTAAAAAATATGTCAAAATTCAGAATAGACTAATTAAATTCAAAACAAATTAACTTTGAATTTAAATATTATTTTAAAATATATATATAGTTATGAATTTTAATAGAAATAACCCAAATATGAATAACCCAAATATGAATAACCCAAATAAAAATATTTCGAGTAAGGCTAGTACATTTAAACTAAATATTTTTTACAAGATATCTGAATTTGCTGGTTCTAATGGTGGACCAAATAAAGATGGATATTATAATTACATAGAACTCAAAGAAGTAGGCGATTATCAGTTTATAAATGTCGGCGATAAAATTCAATATAATAATTTAAAACATCCAAATCATTTAAAAAAGGGCATAGTTAGAAAATATAATAGACGAGCAGAATTTGAAATTATTTTTAATGACCCACCGTTCTTATACGAAAAAGATAGTAAAACAGGAACTAGATATAAAACAAATAAAAAAATAAAAATTATTGAAAATGTTAAATTTGAACATTTAAAAAAAAACGAATCTAATAAAAGTTCACTCTTTATTAATCAAGCAGTAAAACATGCCGGCATTAAAGATAAATTTAATCTAAGAGATTTTTTTGAAACACCTATAAAAGATATTAGTGAAGAATATTCAAATGAAACAATACTTTTATATCGCACATTACTTTTTTTATTTAGCATTGAAATAACAAATAATGAAAAAAACAATAATGTAAAAAGAATTGAAGAAAGTATAAGTGAATTGAAGAAAAAAGGCGAGAATACAACTAATAGATTGATATACGAACAAATATACGACAGACTTCAAAAAATACATAAAGGTAAAAAAGACATATTAAATTTAGATATACTGGATTTTATAAAGACATTTAATATTTGGGATAAATCAAAATTTACCGAACAATTAGAAAAAGAAGAGAAGTTTAATAAAGAAGGCGGTGAAAGACAGAAAGCACCCAAAGACGATGGCGATGCTATATTAGCAAACGCTTATTCTTTTTTTGAAAAATTATTGGAAATATTTAAAAAAAAAACAGGTCGTGGTTTTATTCCTTATAAAGTAAAAGATCTTGGTATTTTTAATAGAAAACAGTATTATACTTTTTTACAAAACTTGAAAGGAAAAAAATCTGAAATTATGGCAAAAAAATTTTTAACATACCAAGATGTTTTAGAGAAAAAAATTAAGGAGAAGGTTAAAAGAATATTTTTAAAAGGTAAGCGAATTTACCCAATAGAAGTTAAATATAAATATGCTGGGAACGATGAAGATTATTATCAAGATATAAATAAACTAGTTAAGCCATCTGAAAATGTAAAATTTATTATTTCCGAAGAACCAGAAATGAAAAAAGATTTAATACAGGATAATGATTTTAAAAAAAACGAAGATGGTAACACTGAAAAAATAAAAAAAAACTTTATAATAAAAAAAATACCCGATACTGGCAGTGAAGGAGCTATTGACATTTTTATAAATCTTAAATTGGAAAGTGAAACGATTATTAAAGAAGACGATGAAATAGATGAAACTATTACACAACCTAGTAGTGTATCTTTATTTAAAATAGCCGCAAATATGGTAAAAAATATACAAAAAAATTTAGATTGTGGTAATGCCAAAAAAGAATTTAAAAAAGATGCGGATGATATTTACGATATTTTTAAAAACAAATTGGGTTCTCACGAGTTTAAAGAACCTTACGTAGGAAAAACAAATTCACCTGCGAGTGAACATGGTAAAAAAACAATAGCTACTATTATCCCTATAAGCAAAAATGTGTCTTTTATCAAAAGGCAGGTTGTAAAAGGTGGCAAAAGAAGAAATAGAACACTTAAAAAACGATAAAAACTTATTTAAAGTATTTAAATATTCATAAATAGTTTAAATTATAATGATGATTGATGGTGAAATATCGAGAACAAATAGTTCTGAAGTAGCTGCTATAAATGGCGAACGGATGTCACCGTATATAGGTATTAAATGCGATACAGAACCTGAAGAGAAAACAAAAGAATATCAAAATTATATAAATGATATAAGAAATATACCACAAAGAAGACATACATATGTAAAAAAAAGCTATTGTGATCACGTATGCGAAGCACTTCCTCTTGTATTGAAAAATTTTAAACTTAAAATGTCCGATCATTTATTACTTGGTGGAGAGCATGTTCAAAAAATATCACCAGGATTCAACTCACCCATTGTACCAACCGATGAAAATATATCATCCGAAGAAAAAAAAGAAATAGTAATAGCTACACCTTCTTTTGGTATGTTTAGTTTATTTAAATATCATATTAAAAGAGGTTATCTAAATAGAGAATTAAAAAAGACAAATAAAATATATTGCTCGCACATTTTTTCTCTTATATTCGCTTTACCAATTATGATTTTTGTTGGTCAATGGACACTATATCTTTCTTTAATTTTAAATGAGGTAAATAATTCTCCCAGTGAAATATGTAATAATGAAGGCACATTTGAAAATAAACTTATGATTGCTGGTATCTGTATTGTGTATTTCGCAAGAAGTTTCTTTATTTGGGATAATTTAACAAATAGTATAAGCTTAAAAAAAATGAATAGAGTAAATAGTTATACATCTATATTAGATACGTTTCAGGAGTTTTCATTTATTTTATTTATTTATGGTGCAAATATATGGGTTGTATTTATAGATACTGATATACAAAATATGATTTTAAATTCATTAGCCATGGAGTTTTTAATGCAACTGGATAATGAATTCGAAGAGCTTTATTTCAGATATTTACCCGGAGCCGCTGATGATATTTATGATAATGTGTTTGTATCTTACCATGAAAATAAAGAATTATTAGAAGAAAGACACGAAAAGGACAAATGTTTTCGTTGTTTTAGTTGCGTCGTTTATATACCATATAAATTATTAGTTATTTCGATATTTTTGTTTCCATTATTCTGCTTTTTTATGATTTTCGCTGGACCCATTTGTAAGTAATTTTTCCTCTAAATCTTTAATACGCCACCTAAGCATTTCTATTTCCTTTTCTTTTATAATTGTTTCATTTTCTATACCATAATACCATCTATACACATATTTTGTTCCATTATATGTTAAAGCACTAATGTTAAAAACTAAATCAACTGTTTCATATAATATAAATCCTAATACCATTTATATTATAAATATATTTTCTTCAATTATATAATTTTTTATCATACGGTTTGTTTTATAGGTATAATAATATTAATATTTTGATTGGATAATCCTATATATCGCTTCATCATTATTATTTTATTTTGAATTCCGCAGCTTTTTTTTCTAATTTGAATACCCTTCTTCTTTATTTGTTTTACTGTAAGTGTTGTTTGTATAGAATTTAAAAAATCACGTTTATCTTTTTTAATTTGTTTTCCCTTTTTTTCTAATTTAATTAACATTTTTATTTGTTTTTTTAATTCAACCGGGGCCTCCTTTTTTCGCGCATATCCACGCATTATTTTATAGTCGTGTTCCAATAATTTTTTTTTATAATCCCAGGTATAACCAGATAAAGCGTTGGAAATTATCTGATTATTTGAAGTAGCTATATTATTTTTATTTACTCCATGATTATTACAAAGAGGACAGCTATTTTTACCCGTTCTAAACCAAGTTAATATACAATTTGTGTGAAAAAAATGATTACACTCCGGTAATTGATATATATTATTTGCTGATAAATCTAATTCATCATGACATATAGAACAAATATCACACATTCATTAATAATAACTATAGTAATTTATTTAAATTCATATAATTACATATTTTTAATTTAAAATAATTTTGGACATTTCTCTCCAATGAACTTTTTCAATTTGTATTTCAGCTATTAATTCTCTGGCTTCTTTATGCGCACTTTTTAATCCACCATACTCTTCTTCACATAAATTGTCATCATTTTCTCCTTCCGATTCTTTAATTATTTTTTCTAGTCTTAAAACTTCTTCTTTTAATTCAAGCAAACGCTTACGATTTGAATTAACTTTTTCTACTTTTTCTTTAATACTATCCATGATTTATATAATCTCATATAATTAATTATATAAATTTCAATTTAATGTGTAATTCGCTGGAACATTACCCCAACC